TGCCGTCTAAAAGGAACAGTTCTTTGAAGTGTACTATGAAGTACCTTCCTTGCTTATGAAGGATATGGCAAGATTGAAATAGTTTTTTGTCTTTACGAGAGGCAATGCCGATTCTCGTTAGAGTTTCCCTTACTTTGAGAAAGTCATCGGGTTCATTAAGGGTCACTTCAAGCATATCTTGCGGAGACCAGTACACAGCGTCATACATATTTTTAGATCCAAGTCAAATTATAGTTATTATTGTCATGACGAACAATACATTAAGTATTATTTAGGAAAAATGCGTCCCTCAAATACCACCCTTGGACAACTTGCTCCGCATATAATCTAACTGTTCCGGACTAATGAGGTCAGAAACTGACTCTGCTTTGGCATCACTATAACCATAATACTCTTTTATGACGTCAATCTTTTCTACCTTTTCTTTCTTCGCCCATTTACTGAATCTCTTCCTTTTGCGAACGATTCCGCGAAGAAAGTCATACTGCAACTTCCCGTCAAGGTGGTGATTTCGGTTCATTTCATTTGCTAACAAAACAGTATCTTGGAAATAAGATAGTCCACGATTGACTAGGAATGCGTTGTATCCTTTCTCAGTCTCATCATCTACTATCAGGTCTTGCTTGTTATAGGTAATACTGTTCAAAAAATCAAAGGGATTCATAATCAATCTTCCAGTATATGATGCTTTGGTTCCCAACCATATTGCAACAAAATGGTCGGATTAGCGCAAGTGTCTGCTCTCTCGCCAGTAACTTCTTTGATGGGAAGGTTATTATCTGGCCAAACTTTATTCGCCATATCCACTACTGTTACTGGTTGCCCGTTGCCCACATCTATCGCGCGATACTCTTTCATGTCGTGAAAATTCTTTAGGCATACATCTATCGCGGAACAAATATCATCAACATGAGTCCAGTCTCGAGTATGATCCGTTAGGTAACTCACTTTTTTATTCAATAGCATATCGTACAGCATGTCAACTCGACTGTTAGGACCATAGACAGTATGAAACCTCAAACCCAAAGTATTTCTTGGGGCGATGTATTCCATGAACCACTTTGTACTCGCATACGGGGACAACCACCATTCGTAAACTGATGAAGAAGAAGCATACAGAACTGGGATTCTGGCGTCCTCACATTGCCTAAAAATTTTTTGAGATGCCACCACGTTCACGTCCCAATACAACTCTGGTTCTTCGTGCGACCTCCTCACTCCTGCCATAGCAGCAAGATGAAGTACCATATCGAAACCATCAAACATGCTAATTTCAAAGTCTCTGATATCGCCTTCATATTCAGTGATATCATAAACATCACTATAGAGTTCTAAGAAACGACTAGCAATGAAACCTTTACGGTATCCTCTTGTTCCAGTAAGTAATAATTTCATCAGTGTATTGTATCCGATCCTCTGGGTTCGCTAAGAACAAACTCTACATCTTTGTAGATTGAGTATACTAGACTCCCCCCATAAAATTCTTTGATCGCAGTCAACTCTTTCATGGTGAAATCAGAAAACTCTTTCACGCAAGTTTTGTTTAATTCAATCATCAACCTGTACATTTTCTTTGAAAGGGTGGTGGTGAACTCTTCGTCCAAATCATCCCAATCCATCATTATCTCCATGGATTCTATCGTGTTCATAGAGCGCAAGAAACCCATAGTGAATAATTTTTACGATATCCTTGCGATGATCGTCTGGCGTACCTTTCTTCCCGTAACGACCATTATACTTATCAACATTACCGAGGAAGAATCCAAGTCCATGACCACGATCTACAATTACCTCTGAAGATTGCAATCCGCCTTGACCATAATGCCCTTTATAAGTTGAATCGATGTACTCGATAAACTCTTTGATTAATTCGTCTTCGCGAAATTTGTATACGCTCTTAAACAAACTCGACATTTGCCATTACCTCCGTCAAACAAGCAACCATGTTCAATTCAGAATCAGCAACAAAGGCATTTTTATACTGATAATCTGCGAGGACAAGAACTAGTTGCGGGATACTGTTAGGAGTGACCACGTCATTCATAGAATCATAGATCTCTCGAAAAATAGAAGCAGAGTCTACGTCCATATTATTAGCGACCCAAACTCTCATCTGTTTAAAATCCTTTGCTTTGAGATGTTTGAATAATTCTGTCATATTACCAGAGGTAGAGTTACTCAACACGTCTAGTTGCAGTTGTCCATTTCTACTATGACGTTGCAACTCATTGAGTATCCTCCTCCAGTCAGGAGCATGACGCATAATTAATTCAGCAAGGGTTGAAGGGTCTGAGGGGACGAGCACATTCTCGTCTTTCAGAATATCCGTCACTCTCTTCATAAACTGTTGGCAAAGAATTACCATATCTTTTTTGGTTGTGTTGAATTCAAACACACCACAACGACTGTGCAATGGTTCAATAATTTTATTTTTGAAGTTACAAGTGAGGATGAACCGACAGTTTTTTGAGAATTCTTCTATGAATCCACGCAAGGCAGGTTGGGTTGATTGCGCGTTCAGGTAATCTGCCTCATCTAAGATTACGACTTTGTAACCTCCGCCCAGAGAGATAGTTGAGGCAAACTGTTTGATCTTTCCACGCAGAGTGTCAATGTTACCAGACTCTGAAGCGTTGATCAGGATGTAGTCAAGGTCAAGTTCGTTACAGATGGCACGAGCAACGGTCGTTTTACCAAGACCTGCTGTTCCAGTGAAGAGCATGTTTGGGACTTCGCCAGTGGCGACTATTTCTTTGAAGGTTTCTTTTAGGTGCTTAGGGAGAATACACTCAGAGATAGTTTTTGGACGATATTTCTCACACCACAATTCGTTCATCATAGATGAAACTCCATAATATAGATTAATCTCAAGTACAGTACACTATTATACTGATATAAAATAAAAAAGCAAGGGGGGATTTAATTCCCCACCAAAAAATATCGCATTAGTAGATTTTACGCCAATCGAAATTTATGGTGGGGATGCTCGCCCACTCACTCTGGGATTTGTTCCTCTTCCAGACCATTTCTAAAATATCTTTGATGTGCTTCTGGTCTCTTTGAACAACGCTGAGGTCATCAGGATAGTAGGTTCCTGTAATAGTGTCATCAGTGTATACTGTCCTGCCCATACGATTGCAGGGGAGATTGTTTTCAGTTAATTCTGGAGTGCAAATTTGATCTAACCTCTCTCTGAAGATTTTATCGCCCATATGGTATCCTCTAAGTTCTTCATCGTATCCTCCTGCTCTCCAGAAGTCCTCGGTTCTAACACAAAAGATATTACCAGCGTCTCCGCCAAGTAGGGAAGCAACTATAAAACTCCCCTCCGGAGTGCTCTGGACTCTCTCGAGGAGTTCTTTAGTAAACCCCTCAGTCAACTCCACATCAACGTCTATGAAGAACAACCAATCGCCTGTTGCCTCTTGTGCAGCAAGATTTCTAGCACCATGAGCATTGAACCCAAAGTCAACGTCTATTCGATAGAGAGATAAATTAGCATACCAGAAAATGCCCTCGGCATCAAATTCTTTAATGATTGGTTCTGCTGGATAATCAACGGAACCGTCATCAACTATGATTACCTCATCGAATAACTCTATCCAGTCATTCATGAGTATACCACGAAGTCTATTTGGATCTTCGTAATATGGAATACAGAGACTTATCATACTTTTCTCACACTCACTGCTGAACAACGACCACCGAATCCAAAACTTGTTTTCATCATGTGATCGTAAGAATATTTTTGGGGAGAGAACATAAACTCAAAGTGTCCATCATTGGGAAATGGTTCTTGTAACCCTGCATTACCTGGAACCATATCGTCTCGCATCGCTTCGGCACCAAGGACCAACTCAGCGAGGCAACTAGCACCCATCAAATGACCGATCTGCCCTTTGTTGCTATAAATTTTACCAGAATCGTAGAAATGACGAAGAACATTATACTCAATAGGGTCGCCTAATACAGTGCCTGTACCGTGAGCGTTCAATACAGAATAGTCTTTGGGGGAGACATTAGACTGCCTCATCGCTTCTTTAATTGCTATCTTCCCACCGATACCTTCGGGAGAAGGAGCAGTCGGATGCCCTGCGTCACTAGAAGTCGCGATACCGTCGACGACCCAGCGAATCTTTGCCTTTCTTTTAAGTGCAGAGTCAAGTGGTTCTATTACGAGATAAACACTACCCTCGCCCATCACCGTCCCATTACGAGAAACGTCCCATGGTTTAACCTCAGAGGTTGGACTTAACGCACCCAACTGTTCAAAATAGTACATAGTGAGACTGGCAGTCATATGATCAGAAGCACCAATTATGGCACAATCGTGTCCTTGCATCAAATAATTTCTACCAAACTCTAATGCTTGAACGCCACTGATACAAGTAGCAGAAACAACGCAGGAAGGACCATGTATCTGGTATCTTTCTGAGATAAGATTGCCGATATATTCATGAGAACTACTCAAAAGAACTTTTGGGTGAACCTTCCTTGATGCCTTTCTTGATAGTTTATCAACCCAAGCATTGTAAGTGGTGACTCCACCCTGGATGCTCCCTACAACCACAGGGGTCTCTTTCGGTAAGTCTATCCCACTCATCTGTACTGCTTCGTCAACTGCCATCATGCTAGTTTTAATGACAGGGTCAGAATAACGGAGTTCTTTTAGATTGATGTGCTTACTTGCTTGCTCATCAGTATATTGAGAATAGAATATTTTAGTGCTTTTAATCAATTCCGATGATAAGTTATCAGGCGGGATTCTGTTATCTGACGAACCTACTGTCATGTCAAAGAGGTTCTGCATATTTTCGGACAAATTGCTCCCGATGGGAGAAACAATTCCGACTCCAGTAACAGCAATTTTCATAACAAAACTCCAATCAAATAGAGCAGTTTTACCACATGCTCAGGTAGTAAAACTCAACTCTTTGAAACGTAATGGTTGATTTCTTTCGCCATTTTAACGATAGAATCAAAGGAAGGGTACTCTGGCATGTCAGGGTAGAATGCCTCCTCTTCCATCTCATATTGGTGTAACACCGCATCTCTTTTTGCGTGATACTCGTCTATGAGGATTTCTTTCGCTTGTTGGAAAATTTCAAACCTAAGTTCATATGGATTAGACATATTAGTCTCCTTGTGTGTTGTGTTAAGTGTGTTGAGCAGTTTTTCACATACTCAGGTGACGGTGCGTACCGACCAGAGCGAGTTTAGAGTCATCTCGAGACTGTAGTAATTATACTTTATCTATAATGAAAAAGCAACTACTTTTTTCCGGACCATGCTTGAGCACCAAAGAACGCTGCAACCAAACCAGCAACAGCGACAAAGTATGTAGGTGCCATGTCGCCAAGAATATTTGCTGCTTTGTCCATACCGATAAATTCCGTACCGACAACAGCGAATGGATACATTAACATACCAGCAAGAGCAAACCAAGTCATGCTTCGTTGTGCGTCCCGCATAGCATCTTGGTCTTCAAGTTCCTTGCGGCGAAATTCCATATACATTGCATGCTCTTCTTCGCTAACCTTGCCATCACCATTAGTATCTGCTGGGTGAAACCCTACCTTTTCTTCTTCTGACATTCCGGACTCCTAGTTATTTAATGGATTGTCTAGTATGAGTTGAATCTTTTCTTCAAGATCCTTCCTGACATCACGAATGTCTTGGTCCACAGTTCTCAATCTATCATTAACCTTTTGCTCAATCGCATAAACATCATCCCTGAGTTCTCGTTGAGTCGAAGCAGTTTCATCGTCTACTTTACGAGCAAGTGCTTCTACTTTGTCCATATCATCATTCAATTTCTCTTCAGTGGCATCCAACTTCTTCTCCATCTGTTCAACCAATGCTTGTAAGGATGCCATTGTTTCACTTTGAACTGCTAATTCTTGTTCAATGTGCGATAAATCTGGAGCAACATATTCTTCTATCTGTGCCTTCATGTTGCGATAGTCATTATAAAATTCGAACGCACCCCATGCACCACCACCCAAAGTTGAAAGGGCAGTGACCAAGACCACTGCCTTTCCTCCTCTAAATGTCATTCCGGCGAATTCAAATTCTGCCATTTTTTATCCCTTCTTGAGTAACGTCCAGATGCCGTAACCGATTGCACCTAGTGCTGCCCATTTTGCCAATGGACCGAGAAGTAAAACAGAACCTCCAATGGCAATCAATACTGCGCCATCTAATGAAGTTCTTTCCCCGAGTCTTCCTTTTAACCAGTCCATATTATTCTCCTATTTTACAGTTGCGTTTACGGTGTCCGTTCCATGCCACAAAACCTCCTAAGCGAAGTGCCCAGTATGCTAAGTAATTCATGAGATGAAAACCATTTTGCTCGATGTTAATATCACGGAAGATGATATCTGCATCTTTCTGAGTGAGGGTATGAGAAGTCTCCTTTCCTCCTTTCTTTAGTAGCATCTCATATTTGTAGATGTAGTCGTGTACCAAACCCCCAACTAAAAGTACACCAACGGGAGACAACCATGATGCTAAAAACTTAGGAACCGATGCCCCGTCAAACGTGAACCCTTTTGGTATCACATAGTTTTGACCGTGAATAGTGAAGTGATAATCTTTGGTGATCGTCCAAGTGCGAGTACCCATCAACCACATAAATATTGCTCCCCAGAATCCCTTCCCAGCTGTGGGAATGACGATAGGTTGCATGTGAGGCATTTCCTTTGCACTGAAACCAATTAGTTCTTTGTCGTTGTCGACACCAAACATGTTAACACAGAGTCCAACAAGTATGAGTGCTCCGACAATAGTAAACTGCCACCAAGTGATCATTAAGTCTAGGATAATTTCCATAATTCCCCCTATTTCTCGAATTGTAGGTTTTGTAAGTTTTGTATTTCTTGCCTTAACTTTATAACTTCAAGTCGTTTCTTTTCTAACTCTAGTTGATACAAAGCATCACAATTCAATCTCTTCTTTGGCGCACCAATCGGGATAGTTATCTTTCCATAGACACCAACATCTCTTACAAAGTCATTGTTATTATAATAAAAGTTTGGATCACTACTTGCTAAGTTGTAGAGAGGATCATTTTGATTCATGATTCCAACTACACCAAACTCAACGTTAGTCGAAGAACCTATAGCAGCAGAACACTCAACATCACCCGCTCTCACGCGATCGTTTTGAAAGTTCTGTCCACTCTGAGGTATACTCAGGTTTATTCCGTTGGATTGCGCATATGCAGAACCAACCCCAAACCCAAATATGAAATATACGAATACAACTAATACTCTTCTCATTTCACTTTAGAGCATATTCTAGAAGAAACTACAGTTCTAGTTTCTTTGTCAGCAACAATTTCAGATCTAGAACATATGTAAACTACCTTGTCCGCATCTCTAACTCTTATGTAAATATTTACATTTTTTCTATCCAGATACTTTAGTCTCACAGTTCTCTGGGTAGCGGCGAATGGTACTGGTTCAAAATCTTCATCAAACACTTCAAAAGAATAATACTCTACGTCCTCTCTTCGATTAAGTAGGTGCATTTCAGCACGTAAAACAGATGGAACAGAAGATAGTTCCAACTTAGGATAAGTTGGCACCCATTCGTGAGCAAATACTTGCCCACTAAAGAA